CCAGAAGAATTACCAATAGTAGTCACTGTTGGTTGATAGTTTGTACCGCCAACACCAATCTCTGCAGAAGCCGTAAATGTTTTACCATTATTTGCTAACTCACCCCGAGAACTAATATATTGAATAACAATTTTATTACCAGCTTGTGGAGCTAAGCCTAAAACATTACCATCACTAAATGTTAATTCATAGTATCCATTTGGAACCTCTCTAATAATATAAACTGTTGAGTTCTTATCAATACGAACGTTATTATTAATGTCTGTGTATGGAGTAAACGTAGAAGACGTAGGAGTATCATATACAGAAACAGTTAATGTATTTGTATCAATTGTATCATCTGGAATAACATATACTTGTTCATCTTCAGATTCACCAACTAAGAATGTTTTAGTTTTTAAAACACCTTCGTATACAGGAAGTGAACTTCCTCCTAATTCATCTACAAACTGGAAAGTACCTGTTCCATCATTGAGTGCAACATATTCCTCTAAAGTCTGGAAACTATATACAACATCATCAATACTAGATGTAAACTTAGAATATTTTGGTAAAACTATTGAAGGAGTACTAGTATCTGTAGTTACGACTTTTACATTTAATCTAGCAATTGCTGCAGCGCGGGAATTATTTACATATCCTAAAGTCTCTGCGTGAGAAATAACTGACGATCTTAATTGAGCGGTTGCAAGAAAGGATTCATTGATACTCATATTTGCAATGAGACCATTCATATGAGTATTATATGCAAGCACATCTAAGATATTTGAAAGACCAGATGCTTCAAAATCATAATCTGAAAATTCGCTTTTTGATTCCAGATATGTTTTTAGATTTTCTTTAATCTGATCAAAATCTAAATCAGTTGATTTTATAACAGTCATTTATCTTAACCTCGTAAGCGATACTGTAGTAGTCTCTACTACTGATGTGCTTATAATTTGAAATGTTACTTCTACTCTAATCGAATTATTATCTGCCTCTAAGGAAGAATCTACCTTTAAAACTCTTGCCCTTGGCTCGTAGTTATTTACAGCCATTGTTACGGCTTCTTCAATATCAAATGGTGAAAACTCAGATGATAAATTAAAAAGAAAATCATTTAAATTTCCACCAAATTTTGGCAAAAAAGGTTTTTCACCTCTGTTTGTCATCAAAATATTTTTGATCGCTTGTTTAACAGCAGCAGCATCTGTTTTTTTATAAACGTCTCCAGCTGGTTTAGCTGTAAACGTTAAATCAATATCCTTGTATCCACGAGTAATAGAACTCGTTAAAGGGACATTTGATAGATTGCCATCTTCTGCAGAAAATACTTTTGCCATACTAGAAACTCTTTTCTTTTATTTATATCATCCACCAGCAAAAACATTAGAAGATCCTGCCGCAACTGATGTGCATGTTGGATCTCCTACTCTACCTGCCTGCTTATTATTAACGTATACTGTTGAAGAACCAGATGATATTGGTGCAGAATGTGCAGGACATGGCACACCTGGAAGTAAATGTCCGGTATTATTATCACCTTGACGGCTCCAACCAATTCCATTTACAAATACATTTCCGCTTCCAGCGGCCCGTTTCATCCCAGAACAATGCGGAACATCAGCATCACCAATTCTTGTAGCAGCAGGCATTATTTTGTCTCCCTTTTCATTAGTTCTTTAAATCGAAACTGCCATGCAGCAATCTCGTCGTGTTGCTCTTCTGAATGTGGTCCAGGCGGAATAACTGGAGCAAATTCTATTAGATTATCAAACCTTTCCGGAATATCTTCATATCTCGTATATTCTTCTAATTTACCATTATTTAAAATTACAAATTTATGCATTAGTTCAAATCAATCCTTGGAGCTATAAATTGCATATTACCATCACTTGTAATATTACATTCTCCACCAATGTTAACGTTATAATCGCCTCCAATGGTTAAGAATGCATCTTTATCAATTGTAACATCGGCATTGCCATTAATTATTACATTTACATCACCAGTTACATGCAAATTATCGTTACCTGTTACAGATCTCCAGCCATTCTTATGATGAGTAACTATATCTCCATTAGGATGCATTTCAATAAATGTTCCTGAACGATGGTAGATATGAATTCTTTCATGATTAATAATATTTCCATCACCATCACTATCATAACTATCATCTATTTCAATGACGTGACCACGTGCTGTACGATGCGCATAGTTTAAAGGATATTTGGCATTATATGGTGATTGCGGTTCATCAATAACGGTATCTGGTGTTTTTTCAATCGTATTGGTTCCACGCGCTAGTTTACTTACAGACTTATCTAAGCGGTCGTTCTCTTCGTCCAGATCTTCGTATTTAGGAATTGATCCTAATACTAATGGTAACTGAGAATTAGATCCATCTAAAAACAATCCACAAACTAGTGCACCGACTTGAATTCCAAGGGGATTTCCTAAATGAGCTGTGCCACCTTCTGTAATAGGAGTTACAGTCTGGGCCCATGGTATATCATCGTCTACAATTGCTGAAGAATGTAATCCATAAATTCTCACTTTAATACGAGCAAGTTGTAGAGGATCATTAATATCAATGACCTCGCCCATAAACCATCTTGTTTGATCTCCATAGAAATCAGTATTACCTGGAATCATGCTTTACTCTTATAGTTTGCTAGTTTCAGACAAGACAACGACAAATCATATTTTTCTAATTTAAATTTGTGCCGTGCCGCAAATATTAAATAGTCACCAGATTTTTTAGTATCTACGTGTGGAACATCAGGTGCAGCATTTGGTAAGTTAATCGGAAACTCACACCGAATAGTATTACCAATTGTTGAATTTACATTACCATCAATAAAATCTATACCTGGAATCTCAATTGTCATTGGAACCTTTTTCATTAGCTGATCTAATGCATCCGCCATAACATATAGTTTATAATCTGCTAAATCAAAACTTTCTCCATATGAAGGTACCCATGCATTTGTTTCATTAGATCTAAATGCTTGGTTACCGCCAACTCTTGTAATTGATCTACTGTTTATTTCGTTATACGGCTGTTCTTTGAATTTATAATCTGCAGAATACGTAAAGTTTGGTTGATTTCTTTGAATAATGCCCTTATCAACTAAAGGTTGTAATACATCTTCCATAATATCAAAATGAAATTTTCTTTTAATGTTAGTTAATATATCAACGTATTCGTAGTAACCGCCAATTAAACCCTTCTCAATAATAGAATATAAGTCTTCAACATCTTTTTGTAGATAACTAGTTATAATTCTTCGCTTTGCATTTGGATCATTTGACTTTGTGCCAGATGTTCCGAATCGATAAGGTGTCTTAGAATTAATTACCGGTTCCTCAATCATAGTACCAAGATCAACAAACCATAAATCATTATTAGTTAATGATGAGAACAAGTAAAATGGTAAACCTTCATTTGTCTTTGCCCTATTCTTTACCCATATCATTGCTTCTATTGGATTCATATTAGGAACAATGAGTTTCATTGGTTGTTTAGGAGTTCTATTTCCTAATATAATTGGTTTACTATCTAAAAATGTATCAGATATTTTTTGCAGTATCTGATCAGCATTTCCATTATAACTTAAATTGACGTTTTGTAAATTAGAATAATAAGCAATGTCTTCAATTAAATGCAATATAAGTAGATCACTATTTTCAGTTGCTTTTTGGCTAGCGATTACTTTTGTAATAAAAAACTTTTTAGTAATAGGATAAGAACTTTCACGAGTACTTTTAATCCGTATTGTTACGATCTCAGCTCCAAGTAAATCTGCTTGAGCATACACGTTTGCGGTATCAAGTAAAGCTAAAGTCCCGGTCAAATATGGTTTATCCATATGTTCATATATGTCTAAATCTGAAATACTACCACGTACTTCAATTCTTTTATTGAGACGATCGGATTCTACTAAAACTGATTCTAGAGTAAAATCAGATCCGAATCCTTCAGCTGCATTAATATTCGCCATTAAGTTCTCAAAGCCTCTCTATAAGCGCTTACAATATCAATAATATTTTCTGGCTTAATTACTTTAATTTGTTTTAATTCATCATTAAAGTTAAAGTACCTATCTAGATACGTTACCTTCGTGTGTAATGCACCAGGCGAAAACGTTCCAGTACTTGAAATAGTATCAACATAATTTTTATCTCCATCTACGTAATGATGAGCAGAATTATATTCTTTATCAAATTCAAATGCTGTAATAGTTTCAGTTTGATTATTACTATTCGTTGATATCACATTTTCTCCGGATACAAAAGATCCAACGGTATCTGATAAAACCAATTGACCTAAATCTAAATGACGATGGTTAATTGTAGCTGTTGCTCCAGATGTTTGACCTGTGATCGTTTGACCTATTTTAAATTTATCTAAGATATAAGATTTAGTTACCAATACATCATGATGGTAATCTTTGATAATTTTTTCATTTAAATCTCTATTCGTCAATGGCCATCCGCGTTCCCGCAAGTGATCGTTCATTAACCAAAATGTCCAATGATAATTTGTAGTATTATACAACTTATACGAAACCTGATCTGGTCTTTCAAACTCTTGGATATAATAATCGTTATAAAATGAAACATTATCTTTTACCTGATCAACAACCGAAGCGTAAATAGAAAGATCCCTAAAAATATCAGGTAAGGTTTCATTACCAAAGCCATAAGCTGTAACAGGAAAATATTTGAAATAATTCACTACGTACCATCTCCTTCAGGTTCTCTATAACCATGTCTAATATCTGACCTAGAAAGAGTTTTGTATTCAACAAAGCTTAACGATAAATCTGTTTGAATTGCATGTCCATCAGCATGGAATGTGTTATTGCCGATTGGATTATTATTAACAGTAATACTTTCTAGATAACATAGTTTTAATGGTGTGCCAACTGCCACTTCAAATCCACGATCAGTTCTTACTTTTGGAATAATCCTAAATAATTGTGGATACTTATATGCTAATGACACAGCACCATTGCCGGTTGAAATATCTTCTGGATAAGCAGCTTTTCTGAAATTATAAATGATACCGTCAACCGCATCAGCTTCAGCTGTATTTTTAGGAATAAAATTAAATAAAAATTGAAATTTAC